TAAAGCAGCTAAAAGTCTTTCCTGCAATGGGCCTAACTTTTCTTTCATAAAAGCACCAAATGCTATTATACCTCCAACTATAGCTATTATAGTACCTATTAATCCTAAAGAAGCTTTTTTACCCTTCTTAACTTCAACAGCTGTTTTTTTAGCTGGAGAAGAAGTATCTGCAGACTCATCAGCTACTTGAGTTTGTAATGCAGTATCCTTTTCGTTAGCCTCTTTAATCTTTTGAAAAGTCTCTCCAAAAATAGTAGCTATTTTTGTAAAATAAGCTTTTTGAGCTCCTACTGCAGGATCAGGCTTTTTTTGTCTTTTTCCAAAAGTAGATGCCTCGCTTCTTATAATCTTTTCGCTAGTCCCTTCATCATTATTCTGGGCAGCTTGATTTAAAGCGCCTATAGCATCTCCTAAAGTATCATCATCTATTTCAGCCATTACCTATATATATTTAGGTACTGGCATCGAAAAAGGAGGGGTCTAGGTTAATAGTTTTACCGTTAAAGGTTAAAGTATCTTTGATATAAGAATCAATATCATTGAAAAATTTAGATAATTCTTTATATACAGACAATGGTAAATTTTCTACTACTTTAACTCTATCAGCAATTTTTAAATCTTCAAAATTTAATGAATAATCTTCACCTATATCAACTTGATCTATATATTTTATAAGCTCATAAATGTAAATTATACCAAAACTATCGCTGGTAGATCCTGATTTTTTCTTCTCTACTTCCGTAATACATTTAGTTAAAATTTTAGATTCTTCTTTTAAGGTAGGTACTTTAAGTTTTAAGATTATATCACCCTTTTTAATTGTAGAATTAAATTTAAAATTAGCTTTAATTTCCTTTAAATTTTTTATAAAATCGCTAATATCCAACTTTTCTTCATCAACTTCAATAGTATCTCCTAGAGATAATTGACGTAACATAAGTAAAATAGGTGCTTTATCTGCCACCAAAAGTTTCTTTTTATCAGAATTTTCTAAAATAATATCATTTATATTTTTAGCAAACTCAACAGCTCCTCTAATGCCGTCGACAGCTGTTGAAAGAATATCTTTTTGCTGTTTAAGCGAAAGCTGCTTAACTACTACTTTACCATCCTTTAAAGAATTATAAGTAATACTTTCATCATTATCTTGTTTTAACTTATTTAAAAAGCCTTCTGGTAAATTTGACATGTCTATATTTACTTACCTTTCTTTAAAATCCATCTAGGTTATTTTCATCTATACCTTTTGACTCTTCGCTTTCTTTAATATAAAGATCTAAATAATCTTGAAGATCTACTAAAGTACTTTGCGAAGTTAAAAAATTGATATCGTGCATTCTTTTACTTAGTTGAAAAATATAATGACGATAAGTATAAGGATTGAGAGCAGTAAATATATTTTTTAAAAAATAAACTAAATCAGTAGAAAGATATTTTAAAATATAGTTGTTTCCTTTAGCTTTAAAATTTATTCTTAAATTATTTTCATTATCTGACTTATAATTTTTTATTTGTTGCAGCAAACTTAAAGGTAGATTATTTAATATATCTCCTCTATCTTTCTTATTAAGATTATTTAAAATTACCTTTTCATTATCTATTTCTATACTTTTTATTAGATCAGTCTCGTCATTATCATGTAAAGAAAAATTATAGGGGTAGTCTAATTCTATAATAAAATTATCAATCTTTAATTTTTTTTCTATATCTATAATTTCTTCAAATTCTGATAAAAATACATTTATATCAATAGCAAAATCTTTTAGATTTATTAAACTACCTACACAAGTATCTCTAAGATAAAAAAGTGAATAAAGTTTTTCAAGTAAACTTAAGTCTTTTGTAATTATAAAACTTTCTAATTTATTAATAATAGTAGTTAAATCATCACCCAAGTAAAAAAAATCTAAAGTATCTTGGACAGTAACTGGTTTTAATTTAACTGTTTTATTATTAAAGGGTATAGTTAGATTATACATCTAATAATAATTACGTTTGCGCATAATTTTTACAAGCAAACGTTACAGACTTTTCTATAAAATCATCACTGTTATGATCTATAGTATAACCTTCAACAGCAGTAGGAAAAGCATCTTTAAATACATAACCTTTTCTAGCAGATCCTTCATTATCAAATTGATTTACTGTTATATCAGCTTTTAGACCAAAATTAATTAATCCATCAATTCCTAAAGCTATCATCCACGGTCTAAAGAATCCGTGCTCAATATCTTTTTGCGTTTCAATAAAATTTATAGTAAATGATCTAGTTAAAAAATCGTTTCTCTCAATGAGTGAATAACCAGGTAGAAAACCACCGCGATTTTCTACACCCTGAGCAGCAAACACACTAGATTCTTGCGGTGTAGTTATTGATCTTGCTACTAATATAGCTCCATTTTTAGTCAAAATAGATGGATCAACATTAGCTTCCCACTGCTCATTACCTTTTGTTAAAGCAGATTGAATAGCGCTATTCAAACCACCTCCTATATCTATTTTCCAAAGATATGGTTGTGATAAGAAAAAGCTTTCATCGTTACTAAAAGCTTGGAGAAAGTCCGTAGCGCCGCCCATAATAATATTTATGGCATAAAGCTAGGAGCTTTAACTAAAGTTTCTATAGAAATGATATGCAAATGTAACTGAGAAGTTTAAAATCTCTCCAGTACCTTCTGCTATTGCATAATCGACTGCATTAATATCTCTTATAGAAGCTCCTACTAGCTCAATTGAATTAATTACATTTAGCTCTTTACTAATTACATCGAGATTAATAACTGACTCATCACCAGGCATGCCAAATTCTCCTGTAGAAGTTTCGTTATCAAAAACATTTCTTGAAGCTTGTTCGAACTTAGTTCTAAGGTCAATGGCTTCGTCGTGATAAAATTCTATTGAATAAGCTTCAGCTCCTGGGTAAACTGATCTACCAGGTACATTAAATTGCTGACCGTAATAGTTAACAACTTTATTTTCAATGTTTCTACCCGGCAATTGAGCTGATCTAGCATATACTAAATCAGTATCTCCGTCAAATGTTACACCTTCAATATTAATTTGTTTTACTCTAAATAGAAAATCTCGAGCAAATTGTTTATCAGCTGCCCTAGCAAAGAAGTTTTGAATTGTTGTTGCCATATTATTATTTAATTAAAAAAGTGTTAAGCGCCTATAATTTCTTCAAAATTAGCATCAGTACGAGTTGCAATGAAGTTAACTAAGATAAATTCTGCTGTTCTAGTTGGCTTAAGGTAAATATCAACCACTAACTCGTTTCTATCAATAACTTCTGGTGTATTGTTTCTCTCGTCACAAACAATCAGATAGTCAAATAGACCTTCATTATTTTTAGCCCTCTCGAATAACGGCGTAAGAACGTTAATAATTCTTTGTCTAGTAAACTCAGTATTTTGTTCAAATACAAAGAACCTAGAAACTTTCTTAGTTGGTCGCTCAAGTGATAAGAACAATCTTCTAACGTTAATTCTATCAAACGCACTAGGTTTCTTACTTAAAGTCTTTTGACCGAATATAACTTGGCCCTGACTTGGGAAGAACGCTACCGGGTTAATATTAGCTTTATAAAGCTCGTCTCTCTGTTTCTGGTTAGGGTTAACTGCTAGATCATTAGCAAAGCGCACTAACCCTCTCGTAAAGCCTGCTGGGGCAAACCATGGGAAGAAGTTAGCATCTGTTTGCGCCATTGCTGCTGCAGCAAATCCAGAGAATGGTACAAATACATTTCTGCCAGAATATTGATCAAATATTTCAGGCCACTGAGCATATACTGCTGCGTAAGAAGTATTTTCATTTTCAAACTGATGTCGGATTGGCCAGTATATATCTTTCTGGAAGTTTCTACTCTTATTATCAAGTGTTCTAATCTTCTCTCCAGAAACTAATATATGACGTAAAACATCTGCTACAAATATACAATCTCCTCTATCACCACCTAAGAACGGTGGAGTACAGAACTTCTCAAACTTATTAAAGATAGTTGAGTAGTTATTTCGCAAAGTCCTAGCAGTACCAGTAATTTCATTAGAGGTTCTTAATCCATTAACAGCAGTAACTAAATTGCTATCATTTGCATATTCATCATAATATGTAGTACCTGAAGCATTAGAAGCAGCGTGTATTGTTCCTAAGCCACCTTCTACAACAACATCTATATCATAGATTTCATCGTTCTTTATTCTTTCTAACGCTCTATCAATCTTAAGAGGTATATTACCAAGATTTTTCTCTTTAACTTGTTGATCATTAAATGCTCCTATAGGGTAAAGCGAATCAGCTTTACTTGATAATATAGTTGTTAAAGTGAGCTGAGTCTTGCTATCAGCTGAAAGACCTAAAGTAGCCATGGTGTTTTGTTTACCAATCGAAGATAGACCTGTAGTAGCCTCTGTAAGTTGATTAGTAAGATTATCACTAAACACCCTAATCTTTTTATCTGCTACCTTACTACCTACAAAATTAGTATTAGGGTTATCAGACTGACCATCAGTACCTCTAAAGTAATTAGAGATA